CAGGGGGTGTGGATGGCCCCGCCCCCCTGCGCAAAGGCGGGGCCATCCACGTCTAGGTGCCTAGTGACTAGGCGGTGCCGCCGGTGAACCGCTTGACGTGCGACGTCTGCGGCAGGTTGCCGTCGACGCGGATCTGGAAGCGGAGCGTGACCTGCCCGGTGTTGAAGGCGAAGTCGTCCGAACGGGCGACGTCGATGCCGCCCACAGTCCTGACATAGAAGCTAGGCAGATGCCCGGCCAAGACTGAGCGATTCCCGGAACCGACCGAGGCCATCGCTGGGTTCTCAATGATTCCGTACCCCAGGACGGTGTCATTTGCCGACGCGACCAGGCTAGGTGCGAAGACGTAGTCACCCGACGACGTCTTGAGCTTGCGCATGGCGCCAATGCTGGAGCCGTTCGCCATCACCCCGAAGCCGGGCAGGCGGCGAGCCGCACCATCCAGCGAGTAGACGAGGTCGATAAGGTCGTCAGCAGTGAACGCGCCAGTGCCGCGCGTGCCAGCGATAGCAGTGCCGCCCGTGATGCCCGCAGCAGCCGCAACGGCGATACCAGTCGGCTCCACAGTGCCGGTGCCAAGCGTCAGCTTGTCGTTCACGGCGTAGCCGATGGCGTTGCCGGCCTGCTGGCCGAGGAAGCCAATGACGTCAATGTTGCTGTCGGCCAGGAACTCCTGCGAGACCTGCACGATGAAGGCGTACTTGTAGGCCTTGAGCGTGGTCTTGCCGAAGGTCGGGTCCGACTCGTCGATCGTCGCGGCCTCAGCCTCGAAGCCGGCCGTTGACCAGGACGCGAGCGACGGGAGGACGAGGTCCTCGCCGGAGCCCGTGTTGAGGACGGTGACGACGGTCGGGTCGAGCATCGGGCCGACGAGGCGGGCCTGGTCGATGACGACATCGGAGAATGACGTCGGCACGGGGGCGTTGCTGCTGGTCTTGGCGATGTCGCGCTTCTCGAACTGGAACGAGTGCGCGCGGCGCTCGCCAGCCAGGATTGAGCGAAGAATGTCGGCGTCGGACTCGGCCGCAGCGGTGCGGGCCTCAACCGGGCGGGCGACATCTGCGACGCCACGCATGGCCTCAGCGATCTCAGCCTCACGCTTCTCAGCGGTGATGAGGGTGTCAATCATGGTGCGCTTCTCGTCAAGCTCCGCGAACGTGCGGTCGACGAACTCGCGCTCCTCGGTGGACAGGTCGCGGCTCTCAGCGGCAGCCTCGTCCATCTTTGCCTTCGCTGCGTGGTACGCCGACTGGCGATCCTCCACGAGCTTCTTCAGGTACTCGGACAACTTAGTTCACCCCTTTCTGGGGTCTCGGTTTGTTGGATTGCGCAGGTGTTTCTTGCGAATCCCGCCGAGGCTCCTCAGAGCGGGGACCTAGCCGCGGCTCGCGCGGCCAGGAAGTCTCAGGCCTTGAAAGCCAGGTCAAGCTTGGTCTTGAGCAGGTTGATCTGGCTGGCGTCGTGCGCCACCGGCTCAACCACAGGCTCGGGCTGCGGCTCCGGCGACAACTTCGCCACCACCGCAGACAACAGGCCAGCCTGATCCATCGTCAAAGTGGCCCCGCGCTCAAGCGCCTCAAGCGCGCCATTGAGTGCGTCAGCGTCCTCGCCCGTGGCCTCGGCCAGCATGTCAAGGCTGCGCACCGCAGCGGTCGTGGCCTGGTAAGCCGGGAAGGTCACAATGCTGGTCTCATGCAGGCGGACCTGCTGGAGGGTGCGCTGGCTGCCGTCCTCGTTCCACTTGTCGCCGCCGCGAGGGACCGAGAAGCCGAAGCTCATTGAGTCGATCACGCGCGGATTGCCACCGCCGCCGAGTAGAACCGCCAGGTCGCGGCCGTCGCTCGTGTCCGGCAGGGTCGCCTTGACAAGCAGCCCGCGGCCGTCCTCCTCCAGCGTCATCGTCTTCGACCGGGTTGACGCCAAGGGGCGGGCCGGGTCGTGATTCACCAGAAGGAAGACGTTGTTTCGGGACTTCAGCGACCGAGCAAAGGCGCCAGGAGCAATCGTCTCGGTGAAGGGCAGGGGCTCGCTCGGGGAGTTGAACACGGCCGCGTATCCCTCGAAGCTCATACCTTCGGGGGCTTCGCGGACCTCAAGGTCGTCGACCGTGAAAGTGCGGGTCTCCATGCCTGTCATGCTTCGTCCTTCTTCCTCGCGGATACGCTCGGCCTCGCGCTCAAGCCAGCGCCTCGCCGGTCCAGGGTCCGTCGGGTCAATGCCCCATAGGTAATGAGCCACGGCGCCCGCGCCGGGATAGTCGGGGTGGTTGCCGTCGCTGTTCTGCGGCGCCTCAAGGTCGACCGCGTGCCGGGCCGCCCAAGCATTCGCCCGAATGACCTTGTCGTCGGACATTTGCCCGTCAGCGATCTGACGGGCCTCTCGGATGGTGCGATCCGCCAGGCCGTCCCCGCCATAGCCGTCGGCTCGGAAGGCCAGCCCCTTGCGGGCTGCGGACGCCATGTAGCCGGGGACCTCGGGCACGTCAGACCTGGGCGTTCTCGGCCGGCTGCAACTGGTTAGACGCCAGGCCCGTGTGCGGCATTGCTGGCAGCCCGAGCGCCGACAGCACAGCTGCGGGCTCGTAGCCAGACTGGACAAGTTTCGCGGCCATCTCGACGCGCTCGCGCTCCTCAACGATCCCCGCCGAAGCGACGGCGATGTTGGCGAGCGGGACGCGCGGCGCGTCGCCCCCGTCAACCGGGCGAAGATCCATGAGACCGCGCGCCTCGTTGACGCTCATGTAGCCAGCCTGCAACGCCGTAGAAAACACGGAAGCCTGCGTCGCCGAGTCACCCCGCAGAAGGCCGTCCATGTTGACGCGCAGGAACACGTCGCCGGGGAGGAGGCGGTTGTGGGCCTCCTCAATGGCGGCGATGAGCGGGGTCAGTGAGTAGCGGGTGAACTGGATGGCGTTGTGCTCCACCGAGGCGTAAGACATGGCGCCGGGAGTGTTCAACCCGATCATGCTGGGAGGGCAACGAAAGACCCTAGCAACCTCTTCTACCGCGAACTGGCGGCTCTCAAGCATCTGAGCCTGCTCGCCATCCGACCCCGTCTTCACAAACTTCGCGCCACCCGACAACACACCCGGCCGGTGAGCCTTCTTCAAGCCCTTGTGCCCAGCCTCAAAGGCGTCAACCAGATCCTTGGCCTGCTCCTGCGTCAAGTTGCCGGGAAACTCAATCATTCCCGAGGTGTTGGCACCGTTGGAGAAGTACCGCGAGGCGAACTCATCGAGCGCCTTTGCTAGGCCGAGGGTCTGCTTCAGCTCGTCTACGCGGCTAACACCCTTGAGCGAACCGGGGCGGCGCATCTCAGGGATGTAGAGCACGTCCTCACCGGGCAGCACGGCCTGGCCCCCGTCAATCACGAACTCGCGCAAACGGGTCGCCGGGTTCCGGCGAATGTCCACGCGGGTCGGGTCAAGCGGCTGAAGCGCGACGATCTCGCCGTTGCCGTTGCGAAGGATCTGCACCACGGCCCCGTGCGACAGCAGCATGGAGACGACGATCTGCTTGTAATACTCAATGCGGCTAGAGCCAGGGCCCTCGGGCTCGTACACCCAGGCTGGCCGCGGCCGGTAGGGGAGCCGGTTGCCGTCGCGGCGAATGAACGTGTCGACCGGCAGAGTCGAGATGGTGTCTGAGAGCAGGCGCACGCAAGCGTAGGCCGCACCAATCTCGAGGGCGTTCTTCTGGTTGACGACCGTGCCGGCCCAGGTGGCGAAGCCCGACACGTCGATGCCGGAGCCCCACACCTGCTGGTAGGAGAGGTTCCGCTCCTCCATCGGCTGACCGCCGAACAAGTTCCCGAGCATCAGAGGCCTCTCTCAAGCGCGACACCGAAAGCCAGGCCGCAGACCCCAGCGACAACGAAACCGAGCCAAGGCGCCACAAGGGCGCACCCGACAATGAGCGCAGCGCAGCCAGCGATCTGCAAAGCGAGTGCGATGCGCATACGGCTCCTAGACTGAGAAGAAACTGGCGACAGGTGCTTCGGGCTCCGCCTCGCGGCGATGGGTAGCCCGGTCAAAAGCGATGATGGCCGCTACTGCGGCGTCAATCTTTCTTGGAGAGCCCCGGTGCTCTTTCACGACTCGGGGCCCTTTTTGGTCGGTCTTGATGACGCAGTTGTCCAGGTGGCGGGCAAGAGCGGGAGCATGATCGTGCGCGACCTGGCCCGATACAACCGCATCAAAAAACTTGGCCGTCGATGGGACCATGCGAGCTGGGCTCGAGCTTGGGTATTCAGTAATCGGAACCCCGGCCTCGGCCAGCGCCTCCATTGACCGCTGCCAGCGGTACGGGTCACACGCCACCTCAACCACATTGAGCCGGCCGCACGTCTCCAAGATCCGAGCCTCAACGCCGCCAATGTCCACCCGCCAGTCGTCACGGTCGGTGGGCTGCTTTTCCCACATGTCGACCAGCCAGACGCGCGGGGTCTCCTCAATCGTCACGCCGACGATGGCCGTCGTGTCACCCGAGAACGAGCCGTCGAAGCCGAGCACGACCGGGGTGACGTCATCCACCGGCGCCATCTCTGGCAGCTCGTCCCAGGCGCCGTGCGGCAACCAAGCCTGCTGAGAGGAGACGAAGACGTTGGTGCGCTTTGTGCGGAACTCTGCCTCCGGCGTTCTCTTGACCGAGGACTCAAAGTCCTCGGGGTCTTGGATGTCGCCGTAGCCAGGGTTGGCGATCTGCCAGTTCTTTGGGTCGCGGTGGTCGCAGTCCGGGTCGGCCTGCCACCAAGCGCC